TTCATCATTTCCTGGACGCCCTAATCATGCATGAGTACCAGATTGTATTCAAGGACGGAGATGTTCAATACATCTTAGCTGAGGATCTTGAGTCCGCAGCGTGGTCCGCTTATGAACTATCTCAAGCAACAAAGCAAACCCTAAAGGACATCATCCCAACCTATGTCAAAGAGCAAATACTTTCCAAACAGGTGGAATCTAGTCAAGAGCCTGCCTGATGAAATCTTTTCCGAGCTTGCGTTACCCTTTGATGAGTTCATGGACTGGCGCGTTGATTCGTGGGTCCTCCCTGATGACGTTGAGGTACTCATACGAGCCACGGACATGGTTACACATGAAGTCAAAGAGTATGTGTACAAACGACCGGAGTACGCAAGAAAGAAAGTACGGGAGCTAGTCAAGACTGAGCGCCACGAGATTACAGTATGCACACACGAGGCAACAATCCACATCCCAGTCAATCTAATATGATGAACGAATCCACTCACCAACAACGTATTGATCAGTTGTATACGCTGGTGTATACACACCCACATTGTGAAGAGTTGTTACAACTAATGGAAGAACAACTCATTGATGATGTAGACTTTATCCCACCAATAAACTAATTACTCTATGGCAACACCCGTTCAAATTGACGAGCAAATACAACTTGAACGAGAACAGATAAGACAAGGACTCAAGGAGCTGAGGCGTAACACCAGGCAATTAGAAGAAAAAGAGTATGCTTCAGCTGCAGTGTACGGGGTTGCTTCAGTACAAACATTGATCCCACTTGTAGTGGAACAGATCAAGGACACAGTGCTGCGTATTAAGAAGGGAAAGACAGGCGCACACTTTGCAGAGATATGGCAGTACTTATCTGGTATTGAGCCAGAGGTAGCAGGTGCTATTACTGCCAAGGTAACAATGGATAAGGTATTTAGTCCTAAGAAAGCATCATCCCAACTACAAAACGTAAGCGATGCCATTGGCACAGCTGTAGAAAATGAATGTATGATGCGGTTCTATGAGGACAAGGTGCCTGGCTTGTTGCACACATTGAAGGAGAACTATTGGCACCGCTCGATAGGCACACATCAAAAGGTTGTAGTGATCCGCACCCTAATGAACCGCATGGATGTGCCACACTGGCAGGCATGGGGTAGGGGTAACCGCATACGATTGGGTACATGGTTACTTGATTGCATCTGCAACGCATCGGGTTGGTTTGATAAAGAGATGCGCCAACAAGGACGCAAGCGTGAGGTTTACATTGTACCTACTAAGGTATTCATGGATCAGAAGGAACAGATCATGGGGACAGCTGAGCTGTTCAGTCCATGCGCCTGGCCTATGCTGATCGAGCCTAACGATTGGACCAACGAGCGTGCTGGTGGGTACCTACTGAACGAGGTGATGCGTGGTCATGACATGGTGCGGCGTGGTCCGTCATGTATACAGGGAGAAAAACCTATTGCCTTTCTGAACCAGATTCAGAAGGTTGCTTACACCCTATCACCTTTCGTTGTTGATGTTGCTGAAACATTGATGGAGAAAGGGATTGAAGTAGGTAAGTTTGTCCCTATTGTTGAGTTACCTCTACCACCAAAACCTTACGATATAGATACCAACAAGGAATCACGTAAGGATTACCGCCGTCGTGCGGCAGAGGTTATGAATATCAATGCACAAGCATATCAACGTTCGTGTCGTACACGGATGACGATGAATGCTGTAAAGATATTCAAGGACAAGAAGAAATTCTTTGTCCCACACTCGTTTGATTATCGTGGGAGAACTTACCCAATACCAGCATTCTTGTCTATGCAAGATACTGACTTTGGTAAAAGTCTCCTACGATTTTATGAACAATCGTATGTCACACCTGATGCGGAAGGATGGCTAGCATTCCAGTGCGCTACTACGGCAGGACTGGATAAAGCTACAATGCGTGAGCGTCTTGATTGGACACACAACAACATCTCTAGAATTAAAAGAGTTGCTACTGATCCAATCAGAAACTTATCGGATTGGGCAGATGCTGATGAACCATGGACTTTCTTAGCTGCATGCGATGAGTATTATCATTGTGTCATTGAGTGTGATCGTAGTCATACTTCTTTGCCTGTTGCTGTTGACGCGACCTGCAGTGGTTTGCAAATCTTGGCTGGCCTTGCAAAGGATGCATCAACTGCTCGCCTTGTTAATGTCTTACCAAGTGAACGACCACAAGACGCATACAAAGTAATTGCTGTAGAAGCTGAACCTCATTGTCCTAAAGTTATCCGTCCACACATGGACAGAAAGACGACAAAGCGTACAGTGATGACAGTTCCTTACAATGCAAAACCTTTCAGCAACCGTGGCTACATACGTGAGGCATTGAAGGAGAAGGGTGTCGAAGTAGATAAAGATGATTTAACTAAGACAGTTAAGGCAGTACGAGATGCCATGGAAGTTGTCGTACCTGGCCCTATGGCTGTCATGAAATGGATTGAGTCTGAAGTTGGTGCTGCTATCAAACGTGGTGCTACTGAACTTACATGGGAAACCCCTTCTGGTTTTGTCGTTACCCAACGACTCATGAAGAAAGTAGTAGAACGTATTGAACTAGAGTTACTTGGCACAGTTAACTTACGTGTTGCTACAGATGACTCAGATGTTGTTGATATTGCACACCATAAAAATGCTACAGCGCCCAATCTTATTCATAGTTTAGATGCATCACTATTGCACCTTACAGCGCTCCGCTTCAATGCACCGTTGGCCCTCATACACGACTCGGTTTTGGCTCGTGCTACAGACATGGGTATCCTATCGGATCTTGTACGGCAAACATACATGGAGCTATTCGCCGAGCGTGAATACCTAACAGAGTGGGCCGAACAGATCGGCGCACAAACTGAACCGCCAATTATTGGCGACCTTGAACCCGAAAGGGTGATTGAATCAACCTATTTCTTTTGCTAATGGCACGAACCACCTTCGTAACTGAAGAGCCTGTGATCCTTGAAGGGTACCAGGCTGTACTGAAACCCTCTAAGTTTGGCTACTCATTGTCTGCTGTTGTTGACGCTGACATGGTAGAGAAGCTAGAGGATGATCGAGTTGAAACCCTTAAGTGGGCAGAATCAAAACTTAAGAACCCTAAGCGTTCTTCCCTTAAGCCTGAGCCTTGGGAAGAAGTATCTGAGGGTAAATATAAAGTTAAGTTCTCATGGAATGAGGACAACAAACCACCTGTTGTAGATACTGAGGGTTCACCCGTCGTTGATAACGGTACACCTCTTTACTCTGGATCGAAAGTCAAACTGGCTTTCTATCAGAAGCCTTACATTCTCAAGGATGGTGTCACCTATGGCACCTCACTTAAGCTGCAGGGTATTCAAGTAATCACCTTGTCTGCTGCCGCTGGTGTGGACACTGGCGACCTGAGCGATAGCGATGTGGCAGAACTTTTTGGAAAAACACAAGGATTCAAAGCAGGTGACCCAAACGTCACAGTCATCACTGACCAAGGAGCCGATGATGACTTCTGATGTAGTGATCACTAAGGACCCAGAGCTTGGACTCTGGGAATGCAGGCTGACTATTGACCTGCCTACTATTACAGTTACTCGACACAAGAAAGACAAGTCTGACTTTCGTTATGAGATGGCACGTGCTGTTACGGACGTGGTTGAACAAATCGTTGAGGGACTCATTGAAGATGAGTGCTAATGGCATTCAGGTCAAAGTTGGAGGAGCGGGTTGCTGACCTGCTCACCAATCTTGGTGTCTCTTATGAATACGAAAGCACTAAGATTCCGTACGTTATTCAGCACACATACACCCCTGACTTTGCCTTGCCTAATGGTATTTGGCTAGAGACAAAGGGGTACTGGGATGCTAAAGATCGTAAGAAAATACTAGAGGTTATTAAACAAAACCCACTTGTTGACTTGCGTATGGTATTCCAAGCACCTTACAATACAATATCAAAGAAATCTAAAACCACCTACGCTGCGTGGTGCGAACGCCACGGAATTAAATGGAGCTCATATGCTACCATCCCAATTGAATGGCTCACTTGATAGTGAGTTTGTACGGCATGAGCCGTGTGAAAACTGTGGCTCATCAGATGGTAAATCTCTTTACTCTGATGGGCACACTTTTTGTTTTGTTTGTCACCATTATGTACACGGTGACGGCACTGTTAATAACAATGTAATGACCACCAATGTTCAACTCCAAGGATCAGCCGGACGGCTGCAAAAACGAGGAATCTCTGAGCAAACATGTGAAAAGTTCAAGTGCTACAGAGACGGAGAGAAACTACGTTTCTATTATTTCAGCAGTGACGGAGCGCTTCTCGGCGCTAAAGTAAAAGGTAAAGACAAAACCTTTACATGTGAAGGCAAGGTTAACAGCTTGTATGGTATGCAACTGTTCAGGCATAAGACAACCAACCGATCACAAAAGATTGTCATCACTGAAGGTGAGATGGATTGCCTATCAGTGTGGGAGGCACAACCTAACTGGGATGTAGTCTCCATACCTAACGGAGCACAAGCTGCGAAGAAAGCTATTCAAAATAACTATGAATGGCTTAATCATTACGACAAGATCGTATTGTTTTTCGATAACGATGAAGCTGGCCGCAAGGCTGCGGAAGATTGTGCCGGTGTCCTACCACCTGGCAAAGTTTACATCGGTGCTCTAGAGGATTACAAGGATGCCTCTGAAGCATTACAAGCAGGAGATACCGAGGCAGTACGCGCCGTCTGTAACTACGACCATGTGTTGTATAGACCAGACGGGATTGTCGATGGCAAAACCCTGCTCGACTTAGTTACACAACCCTCTAAACCCTGTGATCATGAATACCCATTTGCCGGACTCCAACACCTCACTCATGGTGTCAGATACGGCGAGCTTGTCACTATTACTGCAGCAACTGGCGCTGGTAAGTCCTCATTCTGTAGAGAACTTTGCACTCACTTCTTACAAAATGGCGAACGGGTTGGTTACCTGGCGCTTGAAGAAAGTAACAGACGAACCGCTCTCGGCTTGATGAGTTCTGCCGTTGGCAAACCACTACACATTGGGGAACATGACAAGGCATCGCTTCAGGATGCATATGGTCGGACAATGGCTACTTGGAATCTTTATTTGTATGATGGTTTTGGTAGCTACGATCCTGATGTTATCTATAATCGTATTGAGTATCTGGCAAGCGGACTCGATTGCCGTATTGTTTTTCTGGATCATCTCTCTATCCTTCTTAGCGGTCTTGAAGGCGACGAGCGGCGAATGATTGACACAACCATGACTAAGTTACGGTCATTGGTTGAACGAACAGGTATTGCTTTGTTCCTTGTATCACACTTACGCCGCACACAAACGGATCACAACCATGAAGAAGGAGCACGAGTTACGATTGGACAACTTAGAGGAAGTGCGAGCATTGCTCAACTTTCTGACGGAGTTATCGCACTCGAAAGGGATCAACAGAGTGGATCTGAACACTCTGCTACAACTGTTAGAGTACTCAAAAATAGATACTCTGGCGAAACAGGCGTGGCTGGACAACTCGCATACGATCTGAACACTTGTAAATTTACTGAACATGAAGCTGAACCCGATTTCAACCCGGCTACCGATTTCTAGTACAGACCTAGACCTACGCCGACCTAATCCACCTACGGCTGAAGCAGTTAAAAAAGCTAAGTTCGTAGATAAAACTTACAACTGGAAAAATGCTGGTATTCGACCTGGAGACAAACGGACTCCTCAATGATTTTACCCACATACATTGCCTTGCAATCTACGATTCTGAGACAGATGAGACGCTTGCATACAATGACAGCGGTACTCAAGCTCCCATCTCTGCAGGTGTTACAAGGTTGGAGGAAGCAGATCGAATAGCAGGACACAACATTATATCTTTTGATATACCCTGTATCAAAAAGATCTTCTCATTCTTTGAGCCACAAGGAGAGGTTATTGATACCCTTCTGTTGAGCCGGCTCTATCACCCAAACATGCTTGGCTTAGATAAGAAGCACCAATGGAAACACATGCCATTGCAGCTGTATGGTCGCCACTCGTTGGAGTCTTACGGTTACAGGCTTGGAGAGTACAAAGGTGGTTTCGCTAAGGACACAGATTGGAAAGAGTGGAGCCAAGAGATGGAAGACTATTGCGTACAGGATGTAAACGTGACAGTCAAACTATGTCAACATTTCCGCCCTTACCTGACTGGGTTGCGTTAGAGCACCAAGTCGCACACTTAATGTCTAAACAGGAGGCACATGGATGGTGTTTTGATGAACGCGCTGCATGGCAGCTTGCATCGGCTCTCCAAAAAGAGCTGGAAGAGACTAAAGAAGTACTACGCAAAAGGCACCCTTTCGTCCAAGGCTCGACGTTCAATCCTAAAAGAAATAACAAAAGCCAAGGATACTTTCAAGGCTGCGAGTCAGTCAGACTCAAAGAACTAAACCCCACATCGCGTGACCATATATCATGGATC